GGTTGGTTAATTACTGTACTTGCTGCTCTTTTAGCTATTAATACTTATATTGCTTCTGGTAATAGTTCTAAGGTATTAAATAATACTATTAAAGCAAATGATACTTGGGCATTCTATCAGGCAAAATCTATTAAACAGACATTAGCTGAAATGGCTAGAGACGATGCGGTTGAAAGAAAACAATTTGAAAAGGCAGATAAATTAACTGCTAAGATTAATCGTTACGAATCTGAACCAGCAACAGGCGAAGGCAAGAAAGAACTAATGGCTAAGGCCCGCGCGTTAGAAGCAGAGCGCGATCAAGTTCGTAAATCTGGCCCTTGGATGACATTTGCTGGCTCAGGGTTCCAGATTTCTATTGTTCTACTATCAGCTAGTATTTTAGCTGTTGCACCTGCATTGTATTTGGCAAGTATTGCTGTTGGCGCATTATCCGCGTTGTTAATGAGCCAAGGAATATGGCTCTGGTTACCGATTGTACTATAATGGCCTATTCACAACAAGTAATTGATCATTATGAAAATCCCCGGAATGTGGGATCTTTTGACAAGACTGATACTGATATTGGTACTGGTATGGTTGGCGCGCCAGCTTGCGGCGACGTAATGAAACTACAAATAAAGGTTGACCATGATACAGGTATTATTACAGATGCGAAATTTAAAACGTATGGCTGCGGATCGGCTATTGCGAGTTCGAGCCTCATTACAGAATGGGTCAAAGGAAAAACCCTTGACCAAGCAGGATCAATTAAAAATTCCGACATTGCCGAAGAACTAGCACTGCCGCCGGTAAAGATACATTGTTCGATCCTAGCAGAAGATGCAATTAAAGCCGCAGTAGCCGACTACAAAAGAAAAGAATGGTTAGCAAATCATGATCTCATTAACTGAAAAGGCATATGAGAAAGTTAAAACCCTACTTCAGAAACGAGGTAAGGGAGTTGGTATTCGATTGGGTGTAAAGACTACTGGTTGTAGTGGTTTAGCGTATACCATGGAATATGTTGACAACTATGTTACTGACGTTAGCACAACAAACTACGCTCAAAAAGATTTTGTAGTATTAGTAGATACTAAAAGTTTAGCTTACTTAAACGGAGTAGTAATGGATTGGGTTCGTAATGGACTTAATGAAGGATTTGATTTTAAAAACCCCAACGAACGTGACCGATGCGGATGCGGAGAAAGTTTCAGAGTATGATAACAATAACAGAATCAGCAAAAACAAAAATTCTAGATCTTTTCGCAGAAGAAGGTAATCCTGACTTATGTTTAAGAACATTTGTGCAAGGTGGCGGATGTAGCGGAATGAGTTATGGATTCACATTCGATGAGATAATGAACGAAGACGATTTCGAAATGCCGCTTGAAAAAACTAAAATATTAATTGATGCCATGAGCATGCAATATCTAACAGGCGCAACTGTGGATTACAAAGAAGATATACAAGGTTCACAGTTTGTTATAACTAATCCAAATGCTCAATCCACTTGCGGTTGCGGTAGTAGTTTCAGTGTATGAAAAATATTAATCTATTTTTTAGTTTGTTTCCTGCACCTGTATTCCTACTAGGAGCGGCGGTTAGCTATGCATACTCACACCATAACTTATGCGGAGCATTTACTTTAGAAATGCCTATCATGTGGTTAATTATGGCGGCAGCACACGTAACTCCTTGGCTCATGTGGTGGCAACAAAGAAAATTTCAAAAATTCCAAACCCTACCTGATAAGCAACAGTGATAATGTCCATCAAGGACCGACAAAATAGATTTATATAAATCCCAAAGCCTATCAGGATATTGTTCATAATATCCATCATCAATGTACCCTATATCGTACGCTTTCACAATTCCAAACGGCCCACTTATATACATCCAGGTAATTATTCCATGATCAGAATTACCTAATATTTCTTGAGCAAAATTTAGATTTTTACCAATTGGGTGCCATTTCATAAAAATTTTAAATCTAGTGGTACCTTAGCATTAAGGTGCTTTGGGTATAGTCCTTGGTCTAGGAATATCCCCAGATACAATCTGAATACCTGTACCAAATATTGGAATTGAATTAATAAATTTTATCTAATTGATATTCCTGAAGTGCGATAAATTCGGCTTCGGGAATTCTAGTTCTACCGTTTTTACTTCCAAGAACAACAACAATACGTCTGCCGATATCGGTATCAAGCATCATAACGATGCAACCACCAGCAGCATTTGTTGTTCCAGTTTTACTCACAATAAAATTATGTCTCTTTCCAATAATAGGATTTGTATTATTAAAAAAGAGCCACTTCTTTTTGATCTGAATTTTTACTTGTGCTGTTTTACTTGATTCAACTATTTCAGGATAGTAGCTTGCGGCCAATGTTAATTCCAATAAATCTTTAGCAGTACTAATATTCATTGGGCTCAATCCCGATGCCTCGACAAATTTAGTATTGTGCATATTAATCGCAACTGCTTTTTGATTCATATCCCTAATACAATTGGGTTTGCCGCCGGGATATTTGTCGCATAGTAAAATAGCAGATTCATTACTGGATTTAACAAGCGCCAACTGTATATGCTGTTCCCTTGTAAATTTGCCCAGTTTTTCTTTTGGATCTTGACCGGCATCTATTACGACCATTGCAGTCATAAGTTTTGTGATACTTGCAATTGAGCGAGACTCATCCATACGCTCACCCTGAATTATCTTACCATTGCCATCAGCAACAAGCCAAGAATGAGCAGTTACTTTCATGGAAAAGGCATTGCTTGTTATAAACAATGCCAATAACATTATATACTTCATATATAATCTTTACTTGATACACGACCCATTATCTTATAATTATGGCCTGAACCTAACAAACAAGCTATCTTAGTACTGTATTCGACTAATGACCATGTCTTTGTTGTTTGATTAACTGTTAAAACAATCTTGTTGGTAAATGTATCTTGGTCAAATATCATAAGTATTGTCTCGCGGTATTCTTCAAATATTGCGTCAAACATTTCTTTTGTATCTAAACAAATTACGGGTTTGTGTTTTTCTTCACTACACGCAATTGTAGATACAGCCAGTAGCAGTAATAATATAATTTTTTTCATAATGGATGCGGACCCCAGAGTTGAACTAGGAACTAAGGATTATGAGTCCTTTGTGATACCATTTCACCAATCCGCGGTATAATTTATTTATAATCTTTTTCTGTTAACTTCTCAGAATCTTCATAGTATTCGTTTTTCATAATCGCATCATCAAATTTTTCTTCATCTGTTTTTTTATAATTACGAAAAATAGCATCGTAATTATTATCAAATGTAGCAATTGGAACACTATATGGTCTAGGTTTACTACCCTTGCCACTCATTTATTTTCCCTGACCTCTATATGCTTTGTAAGTTCTCTTTTGAGTCTTATTCATACTTGAGGTTTTTGCTCTGCCGCCCTGTTTGGTGCGCTTTTTAAAGTTGTGTACTGTTTTCATTTTTATCGGTTAGTTGCAGATTCTTCAACATTCTTCATAGAGATGCTTAATGAATCTAACGCTCTTCCATAGTCTAATTTCATACTGTCGGGTAAGTCGCCAATCCAAAGAACTTTAGCAGCATCTACTTCAACTGTATGATTCAATACATATGCAGCATATGGAAATAATGCAAGATTCAATTCCCCGTCTTTGCCAGGTGCAACCTGTAACATAAAAGGTTTAACAAGTTTAATACTTGAAATATCCATTGACATCTCAGCAATAACTTCTTCACCTGTCATTAATTTTACAATTTTAATCATTTTAATTCTCCGTTATAATATGTCTTATTATAACATCTTTCATATAGAAAACATATTATAATAAGGTGTTTTGGACAACTAGGGCCGAAGCCCTAGTGTTTTTATGAACCAATCGAAGGATGCTTGTTCCTACGTGTGGCCAACCGGTGTCGTACTTCATGTACGATTTTAATAAAAGCTTTAATGAATTTCATAGTAAACCTCTACGAGATAATATCTGCATTCTATTTTGTAGATCTTTATGATCTACAGAATCTTTAAGATAAATATCAATTTCTTTTTGATATGAAGGAGTAAAGGCTTTTTCAACCCATGACCAAAAGTCTTTCATTGCAGGGAAATGAACTCCCTCAAATTCTTTTAGATCATTATTCATTATAGGTTTCTATTTTCTACAGGATCTTCTGTAAGTAATTGAGGTTTAGATTTCTTTGTAGGCTTTGTGCTTACTTCAGAATCTTTAACTTCAATTTTCTTTGGCTTTTTATGTTCTGGAATAATACGCTCTAAGAAAATCTTAAGCATACCATTTAACATAGCAGCATCTTGAACTTCAATATGGTCTTCCAAAGCAAATGTACGAGTGAATGCTCTATTAGCAATACCCTTGAACAAGAAATTATCTTCTTGCTCTGCACCATTTACATTACCTTTAATAATCATTTTGCCATCGGCAAGTTCAATTTCAATATCCTGTCTGGCAAAACCAGCAACTGCAACTTCAATAACATAAGTTGTATCGCCAGTTTTCTTAATATTATAGGGTGGATAATTTGGAATGCTCTTTGTTAGATCATCATGAATCTTAGCCATCTTGCTAAATTGATCGTCAAAGCCCACATATAGTTTATCAAAGTCTTTGAACATATCACGGCCAAATATTTGTGGGACAAATGTCATTTTGATTCTCCCTTTTTACTTGTTTTACCAGTAATCGAATTAGCAAAAGTCTCTGACGCAATATTCATTACATCGTTAGCAGACTTAGCAACTTGTTTTGTAAAGACACGTTGTGCTTCTACAAAATCGACTAGAGGTTTTTGAAGGGAATCTTCCTTGACTGTTTGTTTGAGGAAGTTGATTTTGGCGTCTTGAATTGAATCGATAGCCATGTTTGCGTAAAACATATAGTTCTCCTATTAAGCGAGTTTAAAATTTGCTACCCCGAAGGCATAGCGTTAATCCTGCTTACTGACTACAGGGGTACCATACGTTGTACCAGCTTTAGACGTTCCCAAGGTAGTGGGACTTAAATTAGTTCGGCTTCTGGTTTATACAGCCCACACCGATTGCTGCGTTTCCCATCCCGGGGATATTATTATTTATACAGATTATTCATCTGTAGGTTGTTTTTTCTTACCAATATTATACTTTGTTTGTAAAGACCATTCGCTCTTATCTTTAAAAGCAATTACTTTTATTTGCGACAATGGTGCCAAATCTGTAAATTTATCAGGATCAATAATTTTTACCAAGCCCCAATCTATTAGCAGTTTGGCAATTGTATTACGTCTTTGTAAATCATTCTCTGTTAAATCTGCAGTCTTACCATCAAGAGCAAATAGCTCTTTAAAATGCACAATGAAATATCTACCTTGCTTATGTAAAATATGGCAAGATTGATACAGTACTTTATCTTTGCGTGATGCTACACCTATGCGTGTGAGAGTTTCTCTGACTTTCAAAAAATCGTCAGGTTGTGCCATGGTTACTTCCAGCGGGTTGTATCCAGGATAATCAATGTGAAAAATATCTTCAGCCATTACGACCACCTTTTATTAGTTTTGTTCTTAAATAATCTAATTTTGAGTCGTCGAGAAGCGGGAGTACTTGGCGGGCTTTTTCTGTGCTATATCCATAGTATTCTTTTATTACTTCGATCGATTCAATTTTCTCCGCTTTGATCCATTTGTTGAATCTTTTACGGGGCCTAATAGTATTTATAAGAAACGAAAACTGCATCTTTTTCTCAAGATGTGGTCGAGAATTCATCTCGTTCGCAGGGATTACTGTATCATGTCCGTAAGATAGTCCTTTATTAATGATAAATGCGTTATACTGTTTCTCCGACCAATCGTCTACGATTAAATTATCTTTGCTATAATGAATAGCATTAATAAAGTCAAAGGGGGAAATTGCAGGAGCCTTATATGGAACTTCTGCTGGTTTTTCGACAGGGGTTCCAAACAAACTCATGCTAGCATCCTTACCAATCCGACCGAATCTATTGTTACCAGTAACAGATAGTTAGCCAGCATGCCAAAAGATTTACGAGTCCAAGCAGCCCAAGCATAGAGGCCGCAGCCGATAATCCAAATAGGATACAGAATGAGTAAGGGCGGAGTGGGAACTGTGACAGCCATGGTAATTGAACACCCAATACTAATAGCCCAAGCAAGCAACTCAACGCAAAAACGAAAGCGATTGCTAGTATAGTCATGTCGAATCCAATCAAATGTAGGTTTTAATAAATCATTCATTTAAATTCAACCGAGGCCATGATCTCTGTTAAACACGCAACAAGATTAATTTCTTGGTCTGCACAAAATGCCGCTTTATACTGATAGTCTGCAAGCAACAAAACAAGTTGTGGAACTTGAACAACTGAATCTAATAATGTATCATAGATTTTTCTGAAAAGAGTTTGCGGATCGTTATCTAGATTGTTAACAACCCAGGTACGCATCTTTTTCCAATCTTTGTCTTTGAGAGCAGAGATAAGGTCTTGCATATTAACCTCACCCATATTAACAAGAATGCCCTCATCAATTTTACCCGAAGATGCATAACGCTGTAACTCATTAAGTACACGACGATAATCGGGAAAATGTTTCTCAAGAACTTTTGCTACAACTTTAGGGTCGGCTTCGACCTTTTCGTTTGCCAAGATTTCATTAACGCGCTTGAAGAAACGAGCAGCAATCTTTGGACGTTCTTCTTTACCAATTTTAAATTCGATTACCGCGCATCGAGAATGAAGCGGAGGAATAATACGATTTTTAAAATTACAAGTAAAAATAAATCTGCAATTTGCTGAGAATTCTTCAATGAATGCTCGCAATGCAGGTTGTGTAGAATTAGGGTTTAGATAATCAGCTTCGTCTAGAATAACAACTTTAGTCTTGCCACTAAAGGATACAGTAGAAGCGAACTGTTTGATCTTAGTTCTAAGAACATCAATACCAGATTCTTCTGAACCGTTAATGATAATATAGTCTGTACCTAGTTCTTCACACAATGCTCGGGCAATAGTAGTCTTACCCACACCGGCCGAACCACACAATAGCATGTTTTGTATTTCATCTTTTTCAACCATGTCCTGAAAGACCTTCTTTTGGTCTACAGGTAAAATACATTCATCTAGTTTACGAGGGCGATACTTTTCAACCCACAAAAATTGATCTTCACGAAATTCCATAATAACTCCATAATATTAAAATTGCGCCAATGAATGACGCCTGTCAAAGTATCAAATAACAGAATCAGGTTCCATTGCGATAAAATATTCCAATGGCTTTGTGGCGTTTTTAAAGTGGAACAATTTCTTTTTAGCAACTGTTACTGAATAAGCATCGGGAATGATCTTAAAGTTTTCAACTGCCATATGACATTCAAATGTTGCATCTGATGCTCCGATTGTCTTTTTATAAGTGTTTGCAGTATCGTTTTTCTTATCACCAATGGTCAATGTAACTTGCCCATTTTTGCTAATAACAGAAATTGTAGGTGCTGCTGTAATAGCTGCTGCCTTCATAATCATGTTAACATCTTCAGATGATAGATTGAATTTGAAGTGTTCATCAATCTCGATGTTCTTATCAGGTGCTGCTACAATAACGCTTGCGTTAGAATAGAAGTATTCAAATTTACCATTGTCTTTAGAGATAGTCAAAGACTTCTCGCCAAAATCAACTTGCTGGTTCTCCATCAATGTTAACAATGCCAACAACGAATTCAAATCATAAACAGGAACTTCTACGGGGAAGTCTTCGGTAACTGTTACACGCGCAAAGATATTCTTTGCTGTGCTGATTGTAGATAACGTCTGACCTTTACGGATCAAGATGTTACTATTAATTGCGGCGAAGTTCTTTAAGAACTGAATTGTTTCATTACTAAATTGCATAATATCTCCTAAATTGCAATATCATTTACATAAAAATATATTATAACACCTATGTGCGTATAAGTCTATACTATTTCCCATACATAGCCATCATTTTTTTATAGGTCTCTGTTAGACCTTCTTCCAAATTGTATTTCGGTTCCCATTCAATTAATTTCTTAATCAATGTATTGTCCGAAACAAATTGCATATGTCCAGTTGCTGGACCGTCACCTATTTCAATTTTAATTCCAGAAAGTTTTTCTAAAATTTTAACAACGTCACCTACGGAATGCATTTGACCTGTAGCAACATTAACAGGACCTGTATAATCAGTATCCAATAATTTTACAATTGCGTCAGAAGCATCTGCAGTATAAATAAAATCTCGCTGTGGTCTTAAATTTAATACTCGTGCTTTTTTACGAATAACCAAACCTTCAACTAATTGATTAACCAAATCTGGTCTATCTAATGCTGTAGTTGGTCCGTAAATGTTTGTTAATCTCACAATGATGTTAGGTACATCAGAATAAAATTTTGCTACTTCTTCGCCTAAGAACTTACTGAAAATGTATTCATTCTGATAAGTACTTAATGGTTGTGATTCGTCAACCGGCAAAGTCATTTTACTGCGATCATATAAAAGAATAGAACTAAAACTTAATAGCTTTTTAATTGGTCTATTCTTGAAATATGCAAATACCTTTTTTAACGGTATTACGTTCTTTTCAATCGCTAACATATTCTGACAATTTAATTCTGTATGATTAGAACTACCAATCATCATAATCACTTTATCAAAATCTAATTTGTCTAGAACTTCGGGTAGATGCTCTAATG